AAATATACTTTCTGTAAACTGATCATCTTTCAATGCTGCGTAAGTAATGAATAAACCAACCGCCAAATAAAAAGCAATAACCATAATTAAAAAATCCATTAAATATCGCCCGCCTTTCTATGTAATGACTGCTCCGCTTTGAATCCGTCCGGATATCTTTCTTTAAGTTTGTCAATGTTCATGCGCATGATATCATCCAGGCTCCATCCTTTAGCTGTGCAATATTCAGCGATAAACCAAAGTAAATCCCCAAATTCTTTCTTTACATGATCGACTTCGAATGCATGTCCCTGATACATTTTCTGATAAATAGAATGCATGTCCCCAATCTCACCAACCATACCATGAAGCGCATGAAACTTCTGCTCTTCAAAAGTCAATCCTTTGTTAATAGTTCTAGCTGCTAAATCCTGATATTCATTTCCTGTCATTATTATTCCTCCGCTAATCTAATTGCATCTTTAATCACATTTAATATACTTTCTTCAGACCAATCTGCGCTGATAATTCGATAGTCGTTGCTTCTGGCATATACATAGATTATCAAACTACCGTCCGGCCTAATTCCTAACCAAACATGACAATCTTTTTCTTTAGAAATATCAGCTATTTTCTTTATAAGATGTTCCATGATAGTTCTCTCCCTTTCTGTTCTGTTTAATATCATACGGTTTTCTTTTAAACCAGCTCATATCGACTGTCTTCCCATAATACTCTAATCCAACAACGCTGTATCGATAATCTGAAAATTAGCTCTGTGAATATAAAGAGCTTTACCATCAATCATCAATTTTGTCATTTTAGGCAAGTCTTTAGGAATTTTCCAATATACTTCATCTCCGGAATATGCTACGATAGGCTGTCCAAGCTGACTTTTAATAACCACAACTCGCGACTTACCAAAGTAATTCTTATATTTATTCACGATACCTGCTACATATGTATTATCGGAAAGCTTACCAGTCGACTGACTGTAAATATCAGTTTGTACAAAGTCTACATCAGGCTGTAGCCCATTCTGTTCAAATATGCATGTATCACCACAACTCTGAATTTCTTTGCCGTCAATATTAATCGTGATCACGGATGACATTTCGTATCCCGTAACAACAGATCCGTCGCTACTATAAGAAGTCGTCTTAACCGGATTGCCCTGAATATTGATTTTATCTCCAGTGGTTGTCATAACTTTTGAGCCATAGTTATCGTAAGTACGGATTGTGTAGCCATTACCTACGAGATTTCCTTTGATCTCATTAATAGTGTCATCCAGCGCTGCACAGCCGGTAACTCCGCCAATAAGGCAGAGACACAAAACCGTGAGTAAAATAAATCTGAGTTTTTTCTTCATTTTTAATTTTTCCTTTCTATTTTAATCATGTTTTCTTTCGCGCCATACTCTGAGTTGAACTGGACGAAGTGTATTCTTTCCGCCCATTTTTCGTTTGTTATTTTTAACACAACGAGCTCCAGAACCAGAATTATTAAACCATCTAATGAATCGCCTGAATCTTCTGTAATCGCCATTCATTACTCTTCTTCGGTTACATCTCATACACAATTCCTCCTCATTTTAATAATAAAAATTTAACCCACATCGGTAAATCAGATGTTCCAATGGTGTAGCAAAATGCGCAGGTGAAACATACCGTGAAAATAATAAACGCCACACTCCAAAAGAGATGTGACGCAGCGCTGTATTTAGTCCTGGAGGTTATCGCAAATCCTAAAAACGACACCGCAAATAGCACTCCGAATATCAAAGCTAACATTTTGATTCCCTCCTTACATACAAAGACTCATCATACAGCATAGAGCAGTCGCACAATATATAACAACTTTACAAATATCATGATTTACTGCATGATAGTATGCGAATAATCAATTGGATAATACGAAGATTCCTAATACACATTTTCCGATAAACATCCCTCTGAATCTTCCTTAATCTTCGTCACCTGGCAGCTATAATCTGGCGCCCCTGGTGTTATCGACTTTCTCTTCACAGTTCCAAGGCGCAGCCATAGCTACATCAACTGCGTTATCGCTAAGCAATGCCTGAACTCCGACATCACCGTCATTGAATTTTAAAACTACACCTTTACATCCACCATTTTTAAAATATATAGCTAACAAATCCATGCAAATTCTAGCGGTCTCATCACCTACGCTAAGTCCAGTCTTAACCTCTATAGAAATACTACCAATGCTTGTTTTATCACTCATTGTTCGAATCCTCCTCTAAAATCTGTTTCCTAATGTCTTCAGTAAGTTCTTTAGCCATGAGATCATGAATAATTTTTCCAACACTAAAATTCATAGGATCGTCTTCGGCCGAGTCTATATTGGGGCACTTTGATCTAATAATAGCTTTAGCAGTCTCCTCATCAATATCGTATGGTTCAAAATACTTTTTAAATTCAGACAGTTCATTCTCCAAATCACCAATTCGATCTTCGATTACCCCAATATAATCTCTTATTTTTTCACCATCTTTATCGGTTAAATATTCCATCGCCGTAGATCCGATCATCCATGATAAATCATACAGTTTATCAAGAGCTTCTTCTACGGATACTTTTTCATCATTCATGTTCTTCCTCCTTCGGACAATCGTACCCAGGTTTGTTAACGTAATGTTGTCGTCCAAAACCATTTTTTACAATATCATCACTGGTTGTAACGTCAGCAAGACCTCCTTTGTTTAAACAGTCATGAAAATGTTCACAGTTATTACAATATATGTCGTCTTCTTTAATCCAAGGAAATGGCTGCGGAAAACATTTTTCTTCAACTGCCTGATCGGACTCGATAGGAAGTCCGGTAATCAGCTCACTATACGGCAAGCTCTCAATCCACTTACAAACCTCTCGCCACTCATCCAGCTTATGCCCCTTTCGCTGTCTGTAAATATTCGCCAGCACCTCATAATTCAGCATAACATTACGAGTCTGGTTATAACTGCTTGGAAGAAGCTGAATAAGCTGCCACCAGTACTTCTTATCTTTTGTTTCGAGAAATTTTTTACGATTAAAATTGAGTGTTTTAATAGTAATACTTAAAATATCAACTGATGAATAGCCATGATCCGAATTATCGTCCAACAAAATTAAATCATTATCTTCGAGTGTCCATCCTTTTAATTTCTGACCTGGAATAAATTCAGTTAAATGCTCTGTCGAGAAATCCTCCAAAGCAAACTCTTTCTCAGCAATCTTATGCATTGTGCTACAGCTATTAGTGACAGTTCCAACTTTATATGTATCAAATTCTTTCCACCAATACAACGGTGCCGTAATTCTCACATATACCGGCATCATTCTCATATACTTCCGATGCTCAGTACCCGCATTGGAGAGCCGCTGCATGAGAGAGTGGTCGTTTTCGCCTAATATAAATATCTCTTCTGGCCATTTTGCGTTTGTAAACTCTTTTTCACTATCGCTCTTCTCCCATGAGTTCATCGGATTTCGCATACCTTCAATAATAAACTCCATCTGCTCTGGACTCGCCAGACCTACATTTTCTAATTTGATCATCTTTAACCTCCTAAAATAAATAAACCCATAAGCCTGTAATATAGACTCATGGGTTTTTGCGTTATTTCGTGTAGATTTATTTGTGAACTGCCTAAGCACTTCGATAGATTTGATTTCCGGTGCTGTGAATTCTATCGATTTTCCAGAGAATCTTCCGACTTCGCATTTAATAATACTTTCTACTTCCGGTTCATTATCTTCTGGATAAATTTTCCTTATCTAACCGCTTCCTCCGCAATTTCGTTTTTAAGCTCTTTCATCTTATCATCAAAGATTTCAACTATCACATCGCGACCCTCTCGATAACCTTTTCTGTATCCACGCATGTACTCATCATGTAAAATCTTCTCGTTGACTGTAGTTTCGCAAATATCAACTCCGCGATCTTCCATCATTTTGACAAGTGCAACAGCTTTAGATAATGTCTCTTTGCTTACGGTTATCTGGTAATTATTTGCAATCCACGACGATATTGTCTGAAATATAAATTCATCCCTTGTTTCAATCACTTTCGTAGATACCTCATTGATGAAATTCTCGTACATCCTTTATTCGTCCCTTCTCTCTTAATAATTTCACATCTATGGCTTTTAGTGTCTGATCAGGATGAATTTCAAAAACTTTCTCAATATATTTCAAACAAATATAAACATCTGCCATTTCTTCCAAAAGACAAAGTCTATCTCCACATCCTCTTAAATATTTGCTGATCTGCTGTTGTAATTCCGCCATCTCTTCCATACATATAATACCTGTCGTTTCAATTCCACGATGTTCGACAGCCTTTTTGACGATCTCGTTTCGTTCAGCATCTGTAAATTTAATACCGCTGCATAAACCATCAAAGAATTTTTCTCTTTGCACTAATTTATCCCTCCACGTAAAAATAAATCTCAATAGCCGAGTTCAATACTTCGATATTATTACTATCCCATAAAGCCTTACCATTCGTGATATTGGTTACGTCACCGCCGCTTTTCGTAGTGAATCGTACATAATATCTAACATGTGCAGATGGAACAATTGGTGTCTTACTTCCGTCCGGATTGGTGAAAATGCGAAGATTAGACGTAACAATCTTTCCGTCTTTTTCTTTACATTTCATATTACAATTGACCCCAGCGGACATATCTCCGAATATTCCGTTCTGTACTTTAAGCTGCTTCTCAATTCCCTCCAAAGCTCTGAGAATTTTCTGATCGTGTAAATCTCTGGTTGCCATAAATAGTCTCCTCCTTAATGTTGATTATTTCTTTTTAGGTTTGAAATAGACCGGTTTCTCTGAATGCTCGTTCATAGGAACACCTAAACATTCATTACATGGATCTTTCTCCTCATGTGTATCTGATTCCTCACACAGAGGACAATACTTTGTGAAATTAACTTCCTTATATATGTACTCCATTTATACACCTACCCCCGATATAAGATACGCACCTGTGACGATTAATCCTACGAATACTGTAAGTCTCAGAAAAATTCCAAGTCTCTCCCTCCATGATAGATCATAACCAAGCAAAAATATGGCTCCTCCGGCTATAGCAACATATATTAAAAAATATCCAAGACATTCTTTCATGATGCTACCCCTCTATTTTTCACAGTCAACTGAGAATATAATTTCAAAGCTTCTTCTCCCTGAAATGCGTTAACAATTTCGACTTGTTGTCCAACGGTCTTCCTTCCGACAATTAATACTGTATTGTCTTTACCGTTCGTTGTATCGATACTGATAATCAGGCTATCTACCATTTCAATCCTCCTTCAAAATAACTCGTCCTTCTTTAAGACTTTCTTGTACATCAATCACTCTTTGATTTGTACTACCAGCCCAGTGATATTTGACGTCAGCGAGTTCCTGTTTAAATTCTCCATCAACCAAAACATCAACCCATCGCATTCCTGGCAGATCTTTAACCTCTTCCCACAAATATCCGGTATAAATCCAGACTGTCTTTCCCGGAATATATTGTTTGATATATTTAGCTAAATGGAATATAGTGACACGATTCTCAGGAAGTAACGGATCACCGCCTGAAAATGTTACGCCACTAATATGTTTTTTATACAGATGATAAAAAAGCTCCTGCTCTGCAGCATATCCAAAATAGATACCTCCATTCGGATTCCAAGTTATCGGGTTTTGGCAACCATCACAGTGATGATCACATCCTGCGACCCATAAAACTGTTCGAAGTCCATCACCATTCCGCATATCATCTGTGGTTATATTATGATAGTTCAATCAAACCACCTCCTAAATATCCTCATTTTCTTTAACGCTATAGTAAGTTTCCGAACCAATCATCATGAAATCTTGCATAGGAATGTCTATTAACTGTCCAATTTCATCAATAGTTTTTGCAGCATCGATATCTAGTTTACTAGGAGTCGGATCTCCAGATGGATGATTATGAACGACAACGAATGCTCCTGCATTAAGTATAAGAACTTTTTGAGCTATACCTCTTCTGTCAATAACACAAGTGCGATTAGTTCCAATACCCATCTCAATGAACGATTTAAAATGCATTTTGAAATCGAAAATGAGTAAAAATACATGTTCTTCTGCATAAGTGTCCAGTTTAAGAGTTTTACATAATTTATATACCTCATCCGGATTTCTGAATTGATGATTCGAATTGTAACCGTCCATCCTTTTGGACCAAACTTTTTCGAAAGTCACCAATCCGTTTTCATCTAACCTTGTCTCATATTTTCTTGCAATCATGGTTCTCCTCCAGTCTAAACAAAATTAAAAGACCCAACGTATTTAACGCTGAGTCCTTTAACTCATTTGAAAAATTGTGTCATTACAAATTTCTTATACTTTTGTACTACCTCGTAAGCTGTGTAATCTGTAGTCAATCCATTAAGCATTCTATTTGCAAAGTCAGTAAATGACATATCAAAGTTATTGCCATCACGTCTCGTGACCTTAATAACCAGACTGTCATTCTCGTTAACCTTTACATATATAGCTCCCTGAATTTTCTCTTTAAGTTTCGCCTGTAAGTTCATACTAAATAAATATTCATAATCTGTCACAGTTTTGCCCTCCTTTTCTACTAAAGGAGTTGTGATTTTCGCGTTATTCCTCACGGTCATCCTCCACGGTAAAACCGAAACACCATTTAATCATTCTCTTCTGAAACCAGTTGAAGTGATGACCTACATAAATATTCAAGGCTCTGACTCCGCCAATTCTGATCCACGAACCTTTTTTAATTTTAGGGAGTCCGAAGGGTGTTACTTTTAAATCACTTAATCCCATCCAGCAAATTTCCTTTCATTGAATTTTTTCTTCCTATTTAAAGCTTTAGTTATTGCCATATCAATTCCCGACCTACTCTTTAGATGGTAATAATATAAATCATGATATGGGGTATTTAGCCTATCAATTCGTCCACACGCTTGCTCAGTAACTTTGTAACTGTAATTTTGAGAGAAAAATATAATAGTATCAGTCTTGATACAATTCCATCCTTCACATCCAGCCGTATACTGAACCAAATATATCCATCGCTTGGCATCTGGCACTGGTTGATGAGCATGTCCGGACCATTCAGCAACTTCATATCCTATATATTCGTCATCGCTAAATAAGTGCAGTAACATTTCCCGTTCATAATCAAAATTGTAAAATATAATAGCCCTTGGGACTTTCTCTAATATCTCCATAAGAGCTACCACACGAGATTCATCAGTGTTTACAATTCTTCTCAAAATATAACAAAGCTGAGAAGCCTGCTGAATAGGCTCATCTTTATATGGGTCCCATCTGTTTCTCATAACATCTTTGTATTTTGGAATATCATAGGATACATTAACATCAATATGATGCTGAACAGTATGTCTGTGAAAATCCATATCAACGAGAATATTGTTTCTCAATCTCATCAATCTTCCAGTATTCAGATATCGGTCTATTTGCGGATATTTAGTAAATCTGGAATATACTACATGCTCTCTGCAGAACTCCGTTTTATTTTTATAGAAGCCGTTCGCCACAAACACTGGAATATAATCAGCCCAACAATCTCCAGGAGTTGCTGATAATATAATCCAGTTGTTGTTTTTAGCGATTTTCTGAAATGCTTTTACCCAAGCTCCCGATCCAGTGACCCGATCTTCGTCAAATATAAAGAATCCTCGTTGAATATCGCTATATTTCTTTATATTATTCCAAGAATCTATCACCACGATCTGTCCTGGATATAATTCATTTTTATCTGGATGTACGGACATTCTGTAATTAGCCAATTCAAAATCCCATTCGTGAGAATCTCTTTTCATCGCTGTTGTGATAATATAAAGATTCTGAGGATTCTTCATTGGCATAAATTCCTGATTAACAAAACTGCCACCATTCTCTTTGAAATAATAATAGAGACCAGTCCTAGATTTACCAGAACCAGTCCCTCCGTTGAGAATACAGCCATTTTTCATTTTATTAACGGCTTCCATTTGATAATCACGTAAGAAGTCTGTCATTACTTATATCTGTCCGCGATGATATGTCTAGCGAGAACCTGTATAAACCATTCGTCAGATATATTATATTTTTTTCGAACCATAGCGTACACTTTATCAGTATATCTAATCATGAATCCCCAAACATCTTTCCCGTTGCGATCAACACGTCGTTTACCAAGTAATTTTGTGAAGATTGAGCATAATAATGTCGCAGGTCTATCCACTAATTTAACATTAATTTTTCGTGTATTCATATACATTACCTCTTTTCATTTCCAGTCGCCTCCAGCATCATTCCACAGTTAATAGCCTTTACAGCAACGAAAGCACTGCTGAGTTCTTTCGAGATTCGATAAGCAGTGTATCCGAAGATTCCTGCTATAATAATTCGTGTTGGATTATTCATTACTTATTCCTCCCTACTGAAATCTATTTCTACAAAATATTTTCCAGATTCTGGTTCATACTGCAGCGGATAAATGGCATATCCTTCTTCCATAAGGTATAATAAACTATTGCCAAATTCATCTCCATGCCAAGTATCAACATCTTGCAAATCGCAGTTTTCAACATACATTAAATGATTCGCCATAATCGTTGCGAAACGATTCGTGTGACCCATATTATCGGATTCCATTTTTGAACGCAGACTATCTGAATCAAGATTTCCGATGTACAGAATTACTTTTCTATAGTTAAGATCTTCAACAAAATCATCAATGTAACGTTTCATATTTTATTCCTCCGGATGCTCTTCTTCAGCCATTCTTGCAGCAAATCTATCAATTTCCTGAGTAACTTCCATCGCCTGCAGGTAAGCTGTTCTTCCTGTTTTTCCATTAACTTCCCAATCGTATGGTCTAATATCCAGATCCACCGAACGAATATCAATATCATCGAGCATGGATACCACATCCTCACCCAATCTATTAGTGCGATCACCTGTCACAAGATAAATCTGAGGTCCGCGATCATTGAATTTAACTTTGATTGGAAGATACATGAACGGTTCTTCACCCTCTTCTCTCGGATCTTTAATCTTCACGTTCCAACCGCGACTGATAAGTTCATCCGCCAGATCCTGAGTCGGAATAATCATCGCGAAATTACGATCTCCTTCACGATTGAATTTGCTACCCTCTCCTCTGAAGTTTCTGTAAATAATTCTTGTGTCGTTAACCTGTAAAATATCTTTTGGTGCAAATGTAAGTTCCATAATCTTTTAATCTCCTTTAATCTTTAAAAATATAAAAGCCCAGCATTAGCCAGGCTTTGTTTCAATCTGTTACACATTCGAACTTATGCGTTCTTCTATTATATTTGTAAATTTTTTCTGTTAAATAATCACTACTTGGGGTTACTTCACGAAGAGTATCCCTCAGAACGAGTTTCAAATCTTTCGGATCAACTCCTGATTTTACACTATGAATCATAACTTCATGGATGCTGGTAAATACCATGTAAAAGTCTGAGTTCAGTAATTCGGCTAAATGTTCAGCCACTCCCGGTAAAAATACTGCAACTGCCCCATTCGTTTTAATAGTCGTGCTCAAACAGTTACCCATAGCGTCTTTTGAAATGACATCCTCGTCACATGACTCCATGAAACTATCTCCGGTATACTCTCGATTAAATATCATTTCTTCCCATTTGTAGATTCTCGGTGGCGTCATTCGATAGGTATTAGCAATTGCTTCGTCGAAAATATCATTGGTGTTGAGTTCTGGATGATCTTTTCTCCAATAATTCAGCATCGCTTCGCGGACCTTCGTGCTGGTTACACAATTCTCTTCTGCTGAAATTCGCACATAAACGACAAGCGCAATATCGCCAACATCCTTGCGAATAGCGTCATTTAAATCAACAGCATATCGATCACGATTAACCAAACGCACAAACAGCTGAGTTTTTGCTGCATCGTAATTTTGTAATTTTTTCGTTTTGTCATAGACACCTGCTTTCCTGAATCTCTGAATATCGCCAAGGATTTCTCCCAAAATCTCCTTGAGAGTGCATCCTTTCTGGTAAGCTTCGAAAAGATCTTCTGTATATAATCCGCATGTTTCACAAGCATCTTCATGCTCCATAATCTTCACCAGAAGTCTATCTCCCATTTCGGCAAAATTTTCGCCTTTTCTCGCAAACTCCATGTTTTCCATTGGGATTCCGATAGTACCATGAATACCGTTTATAAGCTGCTTGATAAATAATTCATAATTCTTATCCATAATGATTCCTCTCTTTCTGGAAAATAAGTTGGAAAGTTGTAAATATAAAACAAAAGACCCAACGTATTTAACGCTGAGCCTTATTGCTTCAATATTGTAGCTATTATCTTTTTGAATAATCATCAGTATATCGGCTTGATCTTCTTGGTTCATTTATGGCTTTCATGGTAATGTACCATACACCAAAACCACCAACTTCTACTCCAAAAATAAACATGATCATAGCTGATAAAATACCTTTAAATATTTTCATAAGATATATACCTCCTTAATTTTCTTCTCATTAAAGGGCTTGTTTCTTACGCGAAAGGTATTTCTTCTTCATAGCCATCTGGAATATTCATGAAATCTGGTAATGGTTTTTCTTTAGCAATATAAGGATCGTCCGATACAAACCATTCGTAATCGCCATATTTAGATATTGCCTCAATAGCATCATTAACCAGATTATCATAATATGAGCGGTCAATAATATCATCATTATTTCCGTTAATAATTTCAGCCCCAGCAATCTTTTTCTTTTCTCCTGTTTCTGGATCGATAACTTCTACATCTTCGTCAGCTTTCTTTAAGAACTGCTCCGATTCAAGCCAACGATATCCAGTCGTGCCGGTCGCTGCGTAGAATTTACCATTCTGCTCTCTCACAAGTAAACCACCACCGCAACCAGGTTTAATCGGACAGAACTCTCCTACTTTTCCTACGAATTGTCTATTGTGACCATCGTTAATCTGCTCTTGAAGAACTGCCGCTTCTGGTTCAAAAGTAGTGTCTGAGATTTTACCTTTCTTGTAATCGGATTCCAGTTTTTCCAATCTCTTCTCGTATTCAGACACATCAGGAAGTTTTTCGTTCATGTCCAAATATAAAGCTGATTTCACGGAGAACGTCTCCCTCATATCATTGATGGTTGTTGGTTCTTTACTGAAACAGGTTTTGAATACATATGGAACTGCAAACTGTTTACCAGTAGCTGTCCATGGATCATTTTTATGTTTTTTATTATCTCCCGGTGCGTATCCGTAAAGAGCTTCACATCCTTCTGGATCTTTATACTTAGCGATATAAACCGCATTATTTACCAGACACATTCTGTCATATGTAGCCTCATGCTCGAATGTATAACCATATTTCTTACCGAAGTCCATAACGAACTTAATAATTTCTGGCGTAGCATCCGGAATCTTAATGGAATCTGTCTTGATATGAGCAACTGTAAATCCTCTCTTCTGTACCTCATGCTTAAGATCCACCATGAACAGAGCGCCTCGCTTAGCGACAATGTTATCCTTGTTTCTAACATCATGGAATGGATTAGAGAATGTCGCCGAGGTAAGACCATATACAGAGTTGATTGCAGTCTTCAATGCGTTAGCCAAATCCTTAGATGTTAACTCGCCATCCTTAACCCTCTGAATATATGGTTTGAGTTTTCCGTCAAGCATTTTGTCAACTTCATCCCAAGCTTCATGTTTAATGCTTACACGGCCTTCAACAATATCACGATATGCCTTCGTGTATCTAACACCAAACAGACATTCAGCAATGGTACTATGAGGATGCATAGACGCAATATCAAGAAGCGCGACATTACCATACATACCTGGTTCAGCATATACGTATCCGCCTTCACCGACTTCTTCTCCACGATATGTAGAAACGCCATTCTCATATTTGTATCCCGGAAAATAAGGTAAAAGAGAACCAGCTTCTCCATGTGTCTGAGACATCATTTCCGGACAAGCTTCTTCCAGGAAATCGTGAGTCTCTTCGTCCATTTCGAATACTGGCTCCGCTAAATTACGATAATTAAACTCATTTTGAGGATTCTTATTGTTCCCAAATATAAACTTAGTTGTTAAGGTGTTGGTGGTATCATTTACTGTTAACCCTGCCAGATCAGCGAGAATCTCTCTGGCCAACCAATCAGACTGAAGATAATTCCATGCTGCTTCAGTGGCAAGAACATCGTTATCACAATACTCTGCTACTTTCTGCCATAACTCTTCAGGTACCGGCTTATCCCATGGAAGTCCAAGCTCCTGATGATGAATACCCATTTCGATTTCCAGTTTCTTCAGACTCTTTTTATTACCAGCTGAAGCGAAATCGTAAATATCAGTATATGAGATATTATACGCCTCACCGAACAGATATTTTCGACTTTCACCTTTGCTGCTATTTATAATCTTCTGTGATAAATTATAAATCTCTAATGGAGTATATCCCATCATGCAGGCATAAAGCATATGGTTATCATATCGGCGACAGTTAAATCCAACCAACTTGAATCTAATAAGTTCTTCAACTTGCTGCGATGTAGGATTGATCATTCTTACAATCGGTGTTTTCTCACCCTGAACTTTCCAATTGATAAGAAATAAGTTTGGAAACACCTCGCAGTCAAAAAATATCAATGGCGAATCATCCCCAGAGCCTACTGGTGGAGCAGCGTCTTCCGATTTAAACGGCATCTTATTAACAGCCTTTATACAATACGGAGCCTGATTTGTACTCTGAGTAGCAAAAGCATAAACTGCATTTTTCATATCAGATACATCATAATGCTGACCGCTGTCATAAGCATCATCTAGTAACTTGTTAATAAAATCAATACTACATCTGGTGCTTGGGTGAATCTCTTTGTTAAGATTCTTCTTAATCATAGTTCTTAAATGTTGTTCGTTTTTAAATCCTTCAATGTTTATCACTTTTTTTCCTCCTTCTTTCAGGGGAAGACCTGAGCTAATGTGTGCAATGGGTAAGTTGTTGCATAAGGTAAGCTTTCTTCTAAGTGAACTTTTTCCTGAAAATACTTTAATTTCAATGTCTTTGTCATATAATCGATTGAGTTTTGTCGGATCCCCGTCATAAATATAATGAAGATGAATGCCAGCTCCACTCTTGCTCAGCTCAGCATAAGTTGGTGGAAACTTGCTTGCTGCTTCCAGATTCTTTTCGAATGATTTCTTACCAGACTCGTCCTTAATATCGAAGTCAATGACTATATGATTCTCTGGAATCTTGACATAATGAAGTTTATGAACATCGATGTCGTGTAACCTCGTGGTAACAGCATCCCATGGCTTGGTCGGGGTTTCCTTTTCATTGGCGTATTGAGCCAGATAATCTCCCGCAAGGATGTCAAATTCTGAAGGTATTCCATCCATAAATTCAATAACATATTTTTTGTCAGCATTATCTTTCTTCTCGCTCCTCATATCTTTCTCGAATTTATCAAGCCTGAATCCGGAATATACATTTCGAACTTTAGTCTCTTCGTCGAAGCCTTCCTCAAAATGCCAGAAATAATTTCGTAATTCTTCTTTGAATGCTCTCTGAGAATATGGATAAGGAACCTTAGTCTCATCACAATAAGTTTTATACATTTCCCATGCGGTTTTCAGAGTTGTACCATCGTTCTTTTTGAATACCGAGAAGGAATCGACCACAAAGTTATAGAAATCGTTGGTGGCTCCCATCATCAGAGTTGGAACGTAATTATCATATGCGTCCTTATTTTTCAAATACACCTGATGACAATGATAGGCAATACCCGGTAACTCAAAAGGAATCTTATTGATACAATCGTTGTAGTCTTTCTGATCGAGTTTTTTTCCAGAGGGCATCACATCAATAAGTCGTCGCAATAGACCAGATTTGCTATCAGTGATTTTTACAGGTTTATTCGTACCCATGAATAAAAACGCATTAAATTTATTTGCGTAAGTAGACTTGAATTTCTCGTTCACCGTCATAAGTTCGTGAGAAACCAAACTATTCAACCGAGTATTATCCTCAATTCTTGATAAGTCACCATCATGTTGTATAGCGACCATTGGATTGGACTTGAACGCCTCCAACGCAAAAGAGTTACTACTGGAACCCAACGCTTTCGCATCGAATACCGAATAGTAACCCTCGAATAATCGCTGTATAATATTTAAGATAGTGGATTTACCAGTTCCTGCAGAACCATACAAAACCAAGAATTTCTGGATATATTTTGAATCACCCTCGATGATAGAGCCAATCGCCCATTCAATCTTATGTCTTTCTTCTGGGGTATACAGAGTTGAAATGAGTTTTTCGTAACCTGATATATCACATTCTCGCAAAGGATAACTAAGTTTTTTACTGGCATAATCAGTCTTTGTAGTCTCAGTATCTCCAAATATAATTTTCTCATCGAGTGGGTGAAAGTTATCTCGCATTCGTTTCTGACAGTATTTATGCCACGAATCAATGGAACCTGAATCAGAATCCCACATATACTTAGTGACAAGACTGTCTGTTGCCGTTTTGCGACGTTCTTCAGTGAATTTGTATAATTCCTGATCCACCATATCGATAACATCTTGTTCCTCTGTTGACCAAAGTCCTAAATCTTCTCGCCATACAGCATAAAAATCGCCACCTCGTATCATGAGATCCGACGATTTCTTTAATATAAATTTGGGAAATATTTCGGTTACGCCCTGCTTTACACTACGCGTCGAAATCTTCATGAAATCCATATTTTTTGTTCCTTTCTATGATATGCTGTCTAAATACCAACACAATTGGGTCCAGATATCATGTTTTCGTAAATCTTTACAACAACCTCTTATCGTGAATAACCCACCTTCACCATCTGGTTTATAGTCTCGTTTTGAAAATTTATCCATTATTTCATGGAATTTATCTCTATCAAAACAATCATCATTCATATAGCTCAAACCTAAGCTTTTCATCATATTCCAAAACCACTGCTTAGTACGGTTTCCATATCTCGAATCGTCCATGATAGTTTCTTCGCATCGAATAGCCAAGGCTATCATCATCTCAAGCATACTGCAAGGACTATCCAAATATAATAGATCAGTCTTCGTAATACCAGGAATCTCGTTGTAAAATCTGTAACGAAGATCTTCTCCATCGGACGCTCGACTGCTATCGACATATTTATATACAAAATTAGTGTTATGAAGATGTGCAAGTAATTTACGATATGATACTTTGTTTCCAACCTTTACGATATCAGCCAGCCAATTGAAATACTTGTTTTCAATTGCATTTTTATCCATCATAAACGTCTCCATATCTTCTTGTATCTGCAAGAATTTCATAATCCGTTCTCAGTCGATCATTTCTCACAAATACAGAATCATCCTCATATTCTCCAAAATGAGATAATGAATCCTCTCCGATTAAATCCTCAATCTGATCATCTGTCAAAGGCTCATCATCAGTATCTGTGACTACTCCATCCGCCCAATATGAAAGAGTCTCTGTGTTATAATCACTGTCGCTAAATTCTTCTGGTGTAATAATGTACGGTTTATCCATTTCGTCTTCCTCCTCTCTTTTTTCGTTTGTTTTAATATTTGATGAATACTGGGTATATCCGTTCTCTTCTATTATTTGATTCTGAGTTACTTCCGAATTATCTGGCTCTGTTTCACCATAATCGTATCCCTCTTCTTCATCATAGTCTTCAGGATCATAATAATTTTTCATCAATTTATAGGTGATAGCGGAGCCTAATATAGCCCCGCCCAAAAATATAAATAATCCTTTCATAATGGTTCTCCTTTAATTCATGTAATAATAACAATAATCGAACATATCTCTGTAGGGATTCCCAGACCCGATTGAATCGAGTCCAGTCATTCACATCATATCAAGGATGTCCCCGTCAACATTGAAATCAAGTAAGATTGTTCTCTCGTATCCATTTACAAAAGCTCTGTTCTCAGGTCTGTGAATATTGTAGATACCGAAATCCACCTTATATTCATTGTCTTTATCATAGACCCATCCGACCTGCTGACCAATCTTGGTTCTATAAATTCCGAGCATATCATAAACCTCGTTTAAGAATAAGAAGCCTTTATCCCTGAGTCTATCATTAGCTGCGTCCTGCTGACGACGTAAAAACATGAGATTAAATTCTGGATCTTTAGTCCATCCAATACATCCATCTTCATAGAATTTAGCATAAGGACTATATCCAGTAATATTATCCGGATCGATTACCTCAACTTCTTTTGTAATGGTTTTGGTTTCACCGTTTTCATCGGTAACAGTCTCTTCAACCTGCTCTCTTCGAATGTTGTATTTGAGTTCCCTATCTAATTCTTCACCGAATCTATCCACAACTCTTCCGCGATATTCCTTGAAGCTCTTATCGATGGCTGTGTATGCTGCAGCTAAAGCTACATTTCTCTTTCTGAGCATATTATTTGATGTAAGAATAGCACCAATAGATAATCCACCAAGAATAACGGATGGTGCATATAATTTGGCGATTTTAACTGCCGTCTGAGCATATGTAACAGTCAATTCTTTCTTGCTGTCTTCTTCAGTCTGGGCACCATTTTCGATATCCGCATGAATATCATCGATTTTCTCTTTTGCTTCCTCAGTGATATCGGAAAGTTTTGTGGTTGCTTTACAAGCCATAACAGCACTGGCAACAGCTCCAACAATACCGGTTACTACCAGAATTTCAGGGCTGTGCTTTTTTAATTTAAAGCCAACTCTGTTTACAGTTCTTCCTAATGATTCAACAATAGCTAATTTTCTCATATCAATAATTCTCCTTTTTAAATTCTTCAATTTCTTTTACAGACATACCGTCAATTCACCAGAATCGGTATGTTTAAAAAACTCTTTTCCCTGCGGAAACATATATCGGAACATGCAGTAATTAGCAGCGTCCGCCAGATATTCAAGATTTCCCGTTTCCTCAAATTTGGCAATACATTTCTTCAGTGATCCGATGGCATCAACATTGCCTGATACAAAGTTTCTCGATGCTTTGCCATATTTGTAATAGCTCTGTACAACGAGACCTTTCCTGATCTCATCGAATTTCTCGCTATATTCTGTTTTTATTAATGGGTCAAAATTAATTAAATAACTCATAATCCTCCTTAATCAATAGATACTACTCTAGGCATTTTGATGATGTATCCATCTCTTCCATGTATAACCTGCGCATTGGAAATATTCATCCAGCCATATTTATTGTCTGTGTAATTGCATGTGACACCGGATAAATCATACATATCAGCAACTGTGACTACGTTATATGTATCCATAATTTCATCCATGCTCGCTAACACACTCTCCGCTTCGCTCCTTGTATCGTAGACCAAATCTGCAAAATCATAATTGGTTCTTGTGGAACGATTATTTTCTCTTCGTCCTGAACCTGAAGAATAGTCACGATACGAAACACGACTTGAGTTACTACGATTTCCACTTCGCTTGTCTCCATACAGAATCATATCAATTCCATCTTTCACAATGTCGGATAACGCCTTTTTTATCGACGGAACCAGAACATCCATAAAAATATAATTCTTTACGGAATTAGCATCTTCTGAGATAAATACATCCTTGAATTTGCTTACTTCGGATTTCTTTTTCTTTTTGACTGTTCCTTTTACAACTTTCTCTACTTTTTTCGTAGGAACTGTGTTTGCTGCATTAGCTTTTGGCATCGGTCTTTCACTCATCTTAGTTTTCTCCTTTAATATTTATTTTTCCCGGAAGTGTAATTCTTGAATTTGCAATCCGATTATTGGCTTTCTTAAATTGATAAGCCAAATTACTCCTCGCTTTCTTTTCGGAAGGAGCGGTCGTTTCACCCTCCCAAATGTCAGCAAGAAGAGTATTAAATTCCATAACAGGTCCGCTATAGAAATATTTAGGCATACAACCACTCCTTAAAAATAAAAGAGAAGACACCTTGTTACAGATGCCTCTCGGTAATATTACTCTTCAGTTTCTTTAGACTCTTCAGAATCCCCAGAAAGGTCTTCGAGTTCGACATAATCGTTCTCAGCAACCGTTCCATCCTCATCTTCAACGTGTCTGCTTCCAAGCGTATAAGCCGCAACCAATCCTGCTCCAACCGCAACTGCCTTTAAGACTGTTGTGACCTTAACCTCTTTGATTTTGTCTTTTGCTTTGGAAACAGCTTTCTTGAATTTTGATTCTTTAGCCGGTTCCTCAATTTCAACTTCTTCGTTCTCGTCTAAAACCTCGTCAAAGTTTTCTGTGTTTTTAGTTTCTTCCATTTTAGTTTCCTCCTGAAATATAATATTTTTCTCATTAAACACTATGTAAATATCGCGAATTATCCGAGTTTCGAGAAATCATATCTCGGAGCTACATGATAATCCAATGTAATACATGGTCGTCCATCGTCAGATATAGCCGATCCATAACTGATTTCAAGCTGGCCATCATCCAGATTCCATCCCAACTCATCACTTAACGTCGTCGGTGGCAATCCTATTTCATTATAGAAGTCGCCTAACGATGCATACATTTCATATACCATAGTCTCATTGATTGTATTTACCGCAGCTCTGATTGTCTGGATGTCGGATTCGAAATATCTTCCGGAAATGCCATCATAACAGAGCTGTTTACCAGATCCAGTGATAATCACCTGATTGTTTGATACCGGATGCTCGTCTACATGTTTCTGAGCAACTTTATCCTGAATCAGTTTCGCTTTTTCTTCGCCGATAGTTTCAATAACTTCTTTCTTGTAATCAGTCAATGCTGTCTCAGAAAGTTTATAAGCCGTTGCTATTGCTGCATTTCGTCTTGCATGAACTGAATTGGAACCAAGAAGAAAAGCAACAGATGCTGTTCCACTAATTGCTGCCGGAATATAACATTTCCATGTGACTCTCACAATGTCAACCGGTTTCAACTTACATCCAAACACTTTTCCGTCTTCGTTTCCGGTCATTGTTTTAGAAACTTCTCTGTTATGTTTCTTCTGCTCTTTCTCAATCAACCGCATAGC